GTAACTACATTATCATAATGGGTGTTGGTTCCTTTTCTGGTTGAAAGAGCTCGAAGTCGCTGAATAGTTGTTTTTATTTCAGACATATGGAATATATCTGCACGAACTGGAGCGCTTGCTTCGTGAATTTTAGCTTTTAACATGACCAAGTCGCTAGTTACCTGGTTTATCTCTTCCCAAAGATCACTTGCAAAATAGGTAGGTTCGTGTCCAAGTTCATAAGAATTACTCTCATGAAAGCGTTGCCATAATTTTGACAATTTCGCAGTAGTCTTGTTTTTAAGTTTTAGTGCTTGTGCAATAGTCATCTTATTTTCTTTTTTTACGTTTACATTGTTTACGAGTTGCGCAACATCTATATGGTTCCAAACTCGGTACTAAAAAGACAATTGGTGTATATCCATCGTATTCAGGGTCACGAAGCCATTCATTATAGATAGTTCGACCTTGCGAAGTATTGATGATATACACAGTATCGCGTTCAGGAGTAGTAACGACTAGATCATTAGATACTGCGGTTTGTGCGGTAGATATTATAGAAATACCTAAAAATAGGGTAAGGACTAATTTTTTCATGGTGTTATTATACTAAAATAAATTAAAGAGTTAAAATTAATTATATTCTTTTTGTAAAGCTTTCTTTAGTTGATTAAGATCTTCACGATACATATCAATTGGTAGCTTTGCCTTAATTTTAGTAAGTTCTTCCGCTTTTTGATGCATATCAGATAGGAGAGCTTCGTATGTTTCTTTAGTTAAGGTATAAATTGGCAAAGATAATAAGTATTGGTATGAGCCATTATGCTCATCAAAATCACCAGTTTGTAAATAGAGAATAATTTCTTTACGTGGAACGTTATTAACTTTTAGTTTACCAGTAACAATTGCTTTAATAAAACGGGCTTTATTTGAAAGTATTGAGAGCTCATTCTCTAATTTATCAATAATAAAGGCTTTTCTTTTATCATAGAAACCTAATCTAAATTGGACAAAATATTCGATAATTTCGCTAGGGCTACTAAATATTTTAAGCTGGCCAAACTCATCCAATACTGTAAAATTTTCAGTAGATTTCTCTTCCATTTTAAGAAGTCGATCTAATTTTGTTTTATCCTGTAAAGTTTTAAGATCTTCTCGACGAAACTTTAAGGTATAGTTGATATTAGATTTACAGTCGTTATCATAAGAAGCTAGACGACGAGTTGCCTCTAGATCAATTAGGTGCTGGTCGAATTTCTCGTAAGTTTGATTTGGAGGAAGTTCAGTAATTTGAACAGTTGATAAGTTCTTAACTACATAGTTTCCTCTAAATTGCCAAGAAAATTTCTCTCCATCAATACGTTCGCAAGAGCCTTTAAACTCATTATACCATGGAGCAGGTTCCTTGTATTTTTTACCATCTAGAGTTTTAAGACAAGAGTCAATTAGGTCTAATGGATTTCTATTTAGGATATTAGTTGCAAAACCTACAGCAATACCTGAGCTACCATTTAAGAGGACTGTTGGAATAATAGGTAAGAAGTATTTAGGTTCTATTTCGCTACCTTCTTCATAACGAGATTCTAATAATTCAAAATCTTTATAGAGAAGTCTAAAGTTAGGATGTAACTTAGTAGAAATATAACGAGGAGCACCAGCTTCTGGAGAACGTAAGGAACCGAATTGGCCAATTGAGTCCAGGACTGGCATAGAATTCTTAAACTTCTGAGCCATTCCAACAATTGCTCCACTTAAACTTCCGTCACCATGGTGGTAATGAGCATCACTTGCTACTTTACCAGCTAATTGGAATATCTTTAGAGGTTTCTCACTGCCGTTTTTCCAAACCTTATCTGCGACAAAAATAACTTTTCGTTGAGTTGGCTTAAATCCGTCAATGACTGATGGAATAGCTCGTTCTTCTACAACGTAAGTTGCGTATTCTTTATAGTCATTATTTAGGTAGTCAGTGACTGTTTTTACAATTCCGTTTTGCATTTGATATAGTTGTTTAGGACTAAATATTCGTATAATTCTTCTAGTGTTTTAACAATTTCAGTTTCTTCACCAGTTTCAGGATCAGTAGAATAAGCTTTCATATCTGGATTACCTACGCCATCGTCAATTGCTCCTTTGTCATACATAAACCACTCAAACCAATCTACTCCTTCAGGTGTAAGTACTTGTGCAAGTAACTTGGTAATAATTCTGGAGGTATCTTCGGTAAACTCAAGTACATCAATTCCCAGCTCAAGAGTTTTGGTAATTTTTTGGGAACGATAAACAAGAAGATCAACGATTTCTTTAAATTCTAGGTAGGTCATAGTAAGCTTTTATTATTTCTTACTTAGAGACAAGAAAAAAGTTTCCAAATAATAAATCCAAAGAAAGCTAAACTTATTAACCAAATCAAAATAAATTTGGGTGCTCGCTGATGTTCATTATAATATTTCATTAATCTTTATTATTTTGAAGTATCCTTTCTTTTCGAGGAGTTGAGTCCTTACCAAACCATGCTTCGAGAGATTCTTTATAATCTTTATCGTTTTTGATCTGTACTAGGTAAGGATTTTTAATAATTTCCGCATATTCTTCATCGGCTAAGGCGGCCAGCCCTTTCTTATATTCTATTTCCCAGCCTTTAGTGCTATTCTTTTTTTCCCAAGCATCAAATTCAGTAGAGGTATAGAAATTAAGACTTTTTGAGGCTTTTTTAGCTACGACTAATGGAGTCATTACTTTATAAACTCGACCTTGATCAAATAACTCTGGCCAAAAACGATTAAAGAAATTAATTAGGGAAGCGGCGATATGGTTTCCATCAGGATCAGCATCAGTGTAAATATAGATTCTACCATAACGTAATCCTTTAGGCTCTTCGCCTAGTTTTAAACCTAAGGAAGCCATTAGCTGTACAGCTTCGTCATTTTTAATAATATCAGCGCTTTTCATTTCACTAACATTAATAAATTTACCTTTTAACGGATATGCACCAATAGTTTGAGTATCTCTGAATTTACGAACTGCTGAAATTGCAGATAATCCTTCGTAAATACCTAAGGTACAAATACCTCGATCGCCTTTTCGTTGAGCATCAATTAATTTAGGGATTTTAGTCTTGTCAAGATCCTTATTTAGCTTTCTGAGTTCTGCTCTCTCTTGAGCTAAGGCTTTTTTCTCAACCCAATCTAAAACAGTTTGAATAATTTCAGACTTAAAAATAGATTTTGCTAATTTATCAGTAACCTCGTGTTTAGTGCCAAAGTCTTTTACCTCAGTAATTAGCTTTTCTTTGGTTTGCGAACTAAAAAACGAATTAACGACGGTAGAATCAATAAAAACATATAAATGGTTTCGGATATCACTAGGCTTTACGTCAATTCGGTGTTTCTTTTTAATCATTTCACGTAATTGAGCAATTAACTGGTTAGTAATATACTCAACGTGGGTCCCTCCGTCTTTAGTATGAACTGAATTAACAAAACTTACATTTTGGAAGCCATTTTCAGACTTTGCAAAGCCAATTTTCCAATCTTTTGACTCTTCAAATTGGTAATCCTCTGAATACAATTGAATATATTCCTCAAAGCTTTTAAATTTAAGGGTATAGTCTAGTGATTTACCATCTTTTACCTTAGTTAGTTTTAAGGTAAGCTTATTATTACAAGCAACTAGATCAAGACAACGCTTAAATAGGATTTGAAATGATTTTTCATCGATTACTCGCATTTTAAATCGCTCCAAATCTGGAAAAAATAAGATTTCAGTAAAACCTCTCTTAGCTGGAGTAATTTTAGGAGTAGTCTTTTTACTCATATTATCAGTAAAAGTCTGATCAAATCTGTTTTTACCATCACAGGTAGAAATTGAGAACTTTTTACTAAAGATATTAGTTAAGGTACTGCCTACGCCATTTGTTCCTGCTACTACCCGTTGCTCGCTATCGTCAAAATTGGAACCAGCTTTTAAATTAGAGAAAATCATTTCTGGAATCCACTCTTTATGAACTGGATGTTTTTGAACTGGAATTCCGCCATTATCCCAAACTGAAATACTTGAGTTATCTAGATTAATAGTAACTCGGATCTCATTTAATTTTGGATTTCGACGGTGCTCATCAACTGAATTGGAAACAATTTCGTCAAATAGCTTAATAAATCCTGGATTATAGTTAACCTCTTCGATAGTTACCTTTTCTCCATCATAAAGATATTGTTCTCCGCTATGGGCTGCAATCGAGCCAATATACATAGAAGGTCGAAGTAGAACGTGTTCGGTATCAGTTAGTTTTTGGTATTTTTGCTCTAATGCCTTGGCCATTATGGGTAGTCTTTTTAAAATATAGGAATTGTACTTATTTCTTTGGAAGGGTTTTAACCTTTAGCGCTTCTGCAAAGTAGTGCGGCAAGGAGGCTTCGCTTAAGATTTGATCGAAACACTCGTCAAGAATATAGGTTTCTGCCCAGTCTTCATCGTTTCGGATAGAACGACCATATGCTTGTAATAGATCAGTTAGGGACTTCCAGTTATACCATTTAGGATTGGTCTCAAGACGCTTTTTAATTTTAGTACTTACTAAATTTGGAAAAGGTACTTTTAAGATTACTTGAAATCTGGAAAACTCGTCCTTCAAGTCAATTCCATTAATCATTGATGGAGAAACTAGGACAGTCGGGTGCTGACTAGTTAAGTGAGCTTTTAAGGTTTCTTCTCGGGTATAACTATCATGGAAAAGCAAACGTTTTCCTTTAGTCTTTTCCTTAATCCATTTACTTAGTTCATAGTTGGAAGTATGGATAATTCCTTTGTGCTCCTTATTCTTTTCTAGAATCTTTTGGATAATAGGAAAGGCCCTAGCAAAGGTTTCTTTCTTGTTATAGTAAGACATTTTACCAAATCGAAGATAAACGACTGGGCGCTTTGCTGGATCAAATGGACAAGGCATGGCTAAATAGCTAGCTTCTTCTGGATCGATTCCCATAATTGAAGAAAAGAGCTCTTTATCTAGGATAGTACCTGACATCATAATAACATGGTCGTAATTATCCCAAAAAAGTTCTTTAAGATAGACGCTACCCCAAATAGGTTCAACTAGGATTCTGGTATGTCCATAATTATCGAGGTCTTTTTCAAAAGTCCAATTGGTTTTATAATTGGCTTTATCATCGATAAAACGATTAAACTTACACATTGATTTATCGACGTGATCTGCCTTTTTAATCAATTCTAACTTCTTCTTTTTAGCACGGGTTTCTTTAGCTTCATCAAGAAGTTCCCTAGCTTTGTCCCCAAGCAGAGGAACTAATACCTTTTCAACCCATTCTGAAATTTCAGCAAGAGTAGTTAAACTATCTAGATCCTTTTCCATCCATGGCTGCCAAACATCAAGCAACTTTAAAGAACGTTCCGAAAAGGTACTTGCAATAAAGTCACAAAAGGTTTCTTCAAATGAATGGGCTTCATCAATAATTAGGAGCTTTGACTTTCTTTCTAGCAACATATCTGGTGAATACATTGCATAGGCAGTAATCAAGTGGAAATTAGTAAGACTTAATGGACTCTTTAGGAAAGCCGATTGTGCTAATTTATGAGGACATATATTACAACGACCTTTATTTGCACTATTTAAGACTTGAGCATCGCCACAACCCATTCCATTTTTAGAACAGTGATAGTTATTTTTACCTTTTAGGTTAGCTGCAAATTGAAAATCCTTTACGTATTGGTCTTGCAAAAGTTTAGTATTGGTTAAGATATCTGCCCTAGCTCCTTTAGTAACTTCTCGACTATACCATTCAGAAATCATGACAGCAGCATAAGATTTACCAACTCCTGTGGGCGCATCAACGAGAATAAATTTTTTTCCATCCGCAATTGAAGATTTAACGAAATCTAGAATTTGAGTTTGCTGTGGTCTGGGTTCAAAGTCTAGTGTAATTGAGGATTTGCTCATTTTAGGATTTTACGGTATTTTGTTAAGATAATATCTAGTTCTACTAGTATCCTCTTTTCAGTTTCATCTAATTCTCTAGTTTTAGCTGTTTCTAGCATTGCCTCTTTCATTTGCTGGCAGCATACCTGTTGGATTTGGGATTGCTGCTTAGTAAATCGATTAAAGATCATAAGGCATCCATTTAGGGTCAAACCAAAAACGGCGACCTGCTTTGTCAATAATGTTTGTCATTCGACCATAGCACTGCATCCAATCTTCAAATCCATTATCTGGTACTTGAAATGGATTTTTCCAATCCTTTAGCTGACCTCCCCCAAGAATATAAGCTTCTCCAGGAAGAGTATGGCATAGCTCTAATACTTTAGGATTAGTAGTAATTGCTTCGCGAGCAGTTACAAATGGGTTCTGATTAGCCTTGAAGAGGATTTCTGCCCTGAGATAGTTACCAATACCTCCAAAGTATTTTTGGTTCATTAGAACTAAATGGATTGGCTTATTAAATTCACGCTTAGTAAGATTTAAGAAGATATTATGAGCAAAGTCTGGAAATTGTGTTAGCGGGCATGGACCACGATTTGGGTTCCAATCTATCGCAACTTTCCACTTTGCAAATCGACGAACATCGACTAGGCATAGGTTTTCACGACCAAAAAGGGTAGAAAAAACCAGATGAGCGTGTTTTGGTCGGGCTTCAGTATTACCAAAATGCCAATATCCTGACATTCCCATAGAACAGGAAATCTTAATAGAACACTGTGTTCCTGCGTCTAAAGTAAGCATAAGTTCTTTACCTCTAGCTTCAGCAGTAATAGTAAATATTTGTAGGTCAGCTGGTTGTTCTACACTTAACTTTCGGTCAGCAGCGCTTTGTGATACTGCAATTGAGGTAAAGTCCCTCCCTTTGCAGACCCTGTTTATATAGTCTGCCATTATTTTTATTTCTGCTAGTTCTGGCATAGTGTTATAATACTAAAAAAGATGGACAGTAAAAAGATAAATAATAAAAAAGTAAATAGAAATGGGTGTAATACTTAATTTTAATAACTGGTCTAAATTGAATGAAGATTCACTAAATGAGGACTTTAAAGCAGATAATGGAGTTACATATAAACTAACGTTTAAAAACCAAGATGCATTTAATAATTTTATAATGTATGAATCTCCAAAGAGAGATCAAGTACAGTCGCCATGGGTTAAAAAAGATCCAAACCCAGATGATGATTCACCAGCAGGAATGAAAGCAAATCAAATTGCAGTTGATTCACAACTTAAATGGGCAGAAACTAGAAAAAACATAATAATGTCATTGTGGTCTTCTTGGGCATACATTGGTACTGAACCAAAAATGTTGAAGTTTCCATACGCACGTACATCAGCATTAGCGGTTTTAGATAGAGCTCGTACAGGTCCCCAACCAAATATTGCAGTAGTAACTAACTCATCAAATGCGCCATTCCAGTTTTTTAGAGGATATGAAGCAGTTGAAGATAAACGATTCGATACTCTAATTACAGACCCGAAGGATCCTACAGGAAAAACTAAAATTACTTACTGGCAGTATTTTATGGAAACATATATTGTACCGTTTATTGCAACAAAACAAGCATTGATTGTTCCTAAGCCGGCAGCACCGGTAAAAGCAATGACTCCTGGTACTACTGCACCAGTAAAGAAAAATTAATAAAATTTTATAAAGCAAAAAAAAAGCCCCTGTATTTGGGGCTTTTTTAGTATTTGGAGGAATCTATTAAAAGATATACATAGCATTAAATACTGTTAAAAGAGCTCCTCTGCCGTTAAATTCAAAGTGGGCAGCATGTGTGTCTTTTACAATAATGCCGTAAGTATCTGACAAGCTGTCTAATTCAGGATCTGTAAACTCGATTTGAAAATCTCTATCTGACTTTTTATTGATAATTTTAAATTTGCCTGTGTTTACAAGCTCACCATTACCGTCATACAGAGTACAGTCAGAACTAGTAAAATCAATTACATACTTATAGCCAGTAGGCAACCCGTCAGATTCAATATAACTTAAAGTATCTAATAAAATATCAGTAATAGTATTAGTTGGCATTACTGGCCCAAAGATAGTTGATGTGCCGAAGCCAGAAACGGTTACAGTTTGCCCGAAAGCATAATTAGTAATTAATGAGATAATTCCAGTAGCTAAGATTACTTTAACTAAGACAATAGTTAAAGATCTCTTGATTGAGTTAGTAACGATTGATTTTGCAGTTCTTACAATTTTCATGGCTTAAAGTTTTAATTGGTTTCTAATATTATTATACTAAAATTAAGAAATACTAGAAAATAAAAAATAAATAATAAAAAAGTAAAAGAAACATGAATCACGTTTTAAATTTTAATAATTGGACAAAGCTTAACGAAAATATTGATCCTAAACTCCTTGGGTTTGCACAATATGTAGTAGGAAATATATTAAAAGCTTTTTCACCAGACAGTATTACTGATTTTACAGATGAGCAATTAATTTTAGATGTTCTAAAAAAGATTGATAGCCAAGAAAAATATAACGCAGTTTTAGAACTAGTTAAAACGTCATCTGCTGTAAAATCAAAATTTCCAGGTAAAAGATTCGATACTGTTATTTCTTTAATTGAAACTGACTTTGTTGATCAAGCGGCAGAAGGAACAGGTAATCCTGTTCATGGATTTGACAAAGAATGGTTAGAAAAATATGAAGCTATTTTATTTAAGTTTAATAATGCTGAACATTTTAGCGTTAGCGTTTCAAGTAACGGGTAATAAAAACTTAATTATTTTAAATAAAAATGGGGTACCTTAATTGATACCCCATTTTTTATGAAAATACTTTTTAGATTATCTCTTTCGGTTTTTAATTAAGTAACGATTTACAGTTACTAAGCTGATTACACTAAAGATCAAAAGAATATTTCTTTCTGGATCTGGTGAAAAGTAATTACCTACATTGTTATAAGTAATTCCAGTTAAGTTTAGCCCTAAAGGATTAAATGCTAGTACTGCAACATCAATTAACAAAAGGTTGATGATTACTACGCTGGTGATAAACAATACTTTTTTCATAGCTTTTAAATTTTAATTGGTTTCTAAGATTATTATACTAAAATATTCAAGCTTTAAAAAATTTTCTAAATAATAGTAGATAAATAATAAAAAAATTCTATAATCATGGGTAATCCAGTTATGAACTATAACCAATTTATGTCTGCATTCAAAGGAGCAGCGGCTAAGTATAGCGGAAAAGCTAACGTTGCAAACGGAGATGCAACCGGAAATATGAAAGTTAATCAACAACTTACTGACGGTCCGGTTAAAGGTAAAGGTACTGCTGCGCTTGACAAATATACTAAAGAGTATATGTCAAATGTAAAGAAGAAGAATTCAGGAATTCGTAAATAATCAAAGATCTAATGAATAGAGCGATTGAAAGCTTTCATAGATATTCTCTACTTGAAAAGAAAGGAGATCTAAAGAAACTCGTTGGCAAAGATGATGATGAGGACCTTACTCTAAATGATGCAAAACGTCTTGGCGTTAAAATTGCAAACATGGACGGTGAGGACAAGAAAAAATACGTTGGTATTATTAACTTCCTAGGAGCTTCATGTGGTATCTATAATGAGATTTGGAAGAACTACACTCGCACTAGAGATCGTAAGAAAGACTAATGAAATTATTTGAGGCAATTGGTGAAGCCGGCGCTAAAGACGGCGGCTTTGTTTTTCAGACAATACTGAGTTATCGATTAACTTGGCAAATAGTTGATGGTGAAACTCGATTTGACCAGAAAAACGTTAATGCCCGATTGCACCAAGTAGACGCTTTCCCAGATCTTAAATTTATGAGTGGGTATGCAACCTTAAACTATGCAGTCTTAAGTGAAGTAACCCTCTTAAAAAGAAAAATTGATTTAGCTACTGAATATATCAAAGGAGTTGTTTCAGAAGGCTATTTTAATGAGTTAAAAGGTGGAGATCGAATGGAGGTTGAAAAACCAGATCTAGAAGATCAAAAACTTTTAAATGGTGGAGAAGAAAAAAGGTTGCTTACTGCAGGAGAAGAGCAAAAACTTTTACCTGGAGGACCAGAGCAAAAAGCTTTAAATCAGGGGCAAAAAGCCCTAAATCCTGGCCAAAAGATGTTAAATCAAGGTCAAGCCATGCTGCCAGCTGGCGATGTACAAGAGAGTGTAATATGGACGTCTGCTCAACGTAAAGAGATCAATGACAAATATTTTAAAGGTACCCTAATTGATGTTGTTTTTGAAGCAAATAATATTGTTCTTCGAGAAGTTTCAGCAAGTAGTCTTGATAGCGGAAATCCAGGAGTTACCTTAAAGCTCTCTACTGGAATGGTAGATACTCTTGATGGAAAACCAATTAATTCTTGGGATAATTTCAAAGTAACTGCAAATTTCAGAGATAAAGAAGGAAATCCAGTATCTCGAGTAATTGATAATAAGTCAACACCTCCTATTTCAAGAGCAATTATGTTTGACAGTATTGATAACGATAATGAACTTATCTTTAGAACGATCTTGCCTTCAGTATTACTTGAATTTAAAGGTGACTCAGTTAAGATTGATACTTATTCTAATCGATCTAATCAAGTAGCAGTTCGATCATCAATTGATTTTGATAATTTGTTTAACTACGAAAGCGGTAAAAAGAAAACTGAGATTGAAGAACCAGAAGAAGGAGAAGAAGTAGAGGCTGATAAAACGCCGGATACTAAATAAGTTACGACGTAACTAAATAAATAAACTAAAATAATCAATATAAAATGGCAGGATTACCATATTGGACAAATTCAAAAGCTGCGAGTGAATATTACGAACCGATATACCAAAATCAGTTTGAAGTAGTTATTACTCCGCCTGCTGTAATCGGTGGACCTAACGTTTCTTTATTAGTAGAACACGTAACTAAAATTTCTGGACTTCCTGAAATTAACTCAAACGGTACACTAGTTGAACAAAAATATAAATTTGCTACTCGTTCTTACGCTGGAGCAGTTCCGGATACAACTACTGCAGATCTAGATATTACATTTAGCGTCAACTTAAACAATGAGAATGATGCATACGTTTATAATATCTTACGTGCATGGAATGATATTGTATACGATCCATTGAATGGTCGCCAAGGTTTAAAAAGAGATTATGTTGGTGAAATGGCAGTAATCGCATTTAATAAAGCTGGTGAAATCTTTAGAGAGTGGAATTTCCCTGCAATTATTCCTAATTCAGCTCTTAGTGCACTTGCATTAGACTATACTTCAAATACTCTTTATGAAGTTAGTGCAAAATATAGAGCAGATCACTGGAATGAAAAACGAGTTGGTCAAATTACCATCTAAAAAATAGACAGAGAAAATGGAAATGTTTAACACACATAGAAGAGATATTCTAAATTTTGACAATTATATGGATTTAAAGAAGCCAGGTTTTGGTGGACCTAGCTCTGCAATTGCTCAACGTGATGCTAAAGGAAATAAAATTAACAAAGATCCTAAACTTGCTGGATATACTCGAGTAGTTGACAGACATCCTGCATTTTCTCATCCAATAGCAGACCCTACTTATAAAGCAATGACAAACGATTTGGTTTATAAGCAAGAAAAGAAAAAACCTTTTAACTATAATACTGCAACTGGAATTCCAGTAGTTGAAGTCGAAGAAACAAATGAAGGTTTTGCCTATAAATCATTCTCTTCTTTTATTAATGAAAATGATAGTGAAATTGAACAACTTCGTGCTGAATTAGAAGCTTATGAAGCTGAAAATGGAGTAGATGATGAAGAGTTTGGAGCTAACCCAGCAGACGAAACTCGTTGGCAAGATAGCGACGGAGATGGTGAATGGTACGAAGAAGGAGACGATGTTTCAGCTGGTGCTAATCCGTTAGATGAAGAACCACCTGCTGAATTAGCAAGCTGGTTAGATAGTTTAAATGCTGAAGCTGGTCAAGGAGATCCACTTGGAGCTAATCCTCATTTAGGAGATGAAGGTGAAGAAGAAGATTATTATGATGAAGAATTCGATGAGCCACTAACTGGCCCAGACGAAGATCCTGCATATTAATTAATATTAATAACTTCTAATACTTCGATTGGTTCAATTGGATCAAACTCAGGAGTTTCTATAATAGAATAACTAAATTCAATTAGGGAATATTCGTTATTCATAAACTCAATAGTATTTAGGACAGAGGTTAGGGAAAGATTTCCATTTAAGTAGACAATAGTCGTATACTTCTTATTCTTAACCTTTATTGCTTTATCAAGTAATTTTTTAATCTCATAGTTTAAGAGAAAAGACTGTACCTTATTAGGAATAATGAATTTAGTACTAAACTTGTCCTTAATTAGTTTAGTAACATTTAAGACATAATCTCCTTTTTCCTTTTTATTAAAATTAGAGATGAAGTTTTTATATTCCCTAACAAAGACAACTTTTATTTTTCTCTTTTCCATAATTATACTGTTAATTGAAAGATGCTAATTCCTGCCTCTTTTAGGATACGAATTCCACTTAGGTCCCGATATTCTTCTTTGTAGATAACGGTTTTAATCCCTGACTGAATAATTAATTTTGAGCACTCTTTACACGGAGAATAGGTAACGTATAGTGTCGCACCTTCCGTGCTTTGAGCTGACCGTGCAACCTTTAACATTGCATTTGCTTCAGCATGCAGGACATACCAATGAGTATTGCCATTTGCATCTTCACAATCATTAGAAAATCCTTTAGGAGTCCCATTAAAGCCATCTGAGATAATCATCCCGTCTTTTACAATAAGTGCACCAACTTTTTTACGATGACAACAACTAAGAGTAGACCACTCAGTCGCCATGCGTAAATAGGTCATGTGATATTTAACGTCCTTTTGCGTCATCTTTTATAATCTTATTATATGGGTTTAGTAAATTTGCGATCAGGTTAACTCCTAACCAGTTTAAGTAATTCATATCACCAAACTTTTCAGCAAGTCCAGTTACAAGATAGAATAAGTAGCAGAGTCCAGAGGTAGCAAGGACTACTAAGATTGCTTTGATTACGTCTTTCATGATAAACGATTTAAATTATTTTTGATCCAATTATAGAGGTTATCGTCGCTAGTTACATTTAATTCATTAAATAGTGTTTCAAATTCTTGAGTAGGTTGACAATAGTCTTGAATTAAGTTAACACGTACTCTTGGCATATAATCAGCTTTAAATGGCAACTTTAACATATTTTCAACTAATTCAAAATGTCTTTCATAAACATGAAGAGAATTAGCAATATGAGTATAGGTACCGAGCTCTAATTCTGGATAAGTTATTTTTAAATGATTTAACATTTGCATTTGAAGAACTGCAAAAAATGCAATATCTGTAGGTAAACCTAAAATTACGTCATTGCTTCGCATATGAATAGTAAAGTTAAGCTTATTTTCTCGAATTTGGAATATCCCATACATAGTACAAACAAAGTCTTTGTTTTCAAAACTTTGATGTTTAGGTAGGTTAAAGTGAAGAACTGCTTGACGAGTATCTTTATCTTTAACTAGGGAGCGGTGTGCCCATTCATATTGAGAGAAACCATGTTCATTTTTTAGGGTAAATAAGAGATTACCATATGATGAGTTAACAGTTCCATCTGGATTTTGAATATGTTCCCAAAACTTTGCGTATTTTGAAATCCAGGCAACATCATTGCGACCCATAAAATACCAAAGAAATTCAGCAGCAATATATTTAAACTGCGAAGATCTAACTTGATTTGTATAGAGACAAGAAGTAGGATCTTCTAAAACGATAGAAACATCGCAATTTTCTTTAATTACCATATCACGAGGCTTAGTAATATATTCAGGAGAATAGGCTAAGTCATGTAAAATAGCTTCGTAAATTTGAGAAAAGTCTCTGTCTTGGTAATGAATCATATTAACGGGATATTAATTTTTATACACCTTCTGGTGTTAAAGTTTTAGAATTATTAATGATTTGCATACTTGAGAAGTGGTCCTTTGCAGTAACCATAATTTTAGCATCAAAAAATTCTTCAGGTAAACTTTCATGCGAAACAACAAAAATAGTCATTCCATACTCATCAGCATATTCTCGAAGAATTTCAATTGATTTATAGACGTTAGCTTTATCGAGTGAAGCAAAGATTTCATCAAGAAACATTACATTCATTGTGCTGTGCTTCATTTTAATAATTTCAATAAAAGCAAGTAGAACAATCAGGTTCATCTTTTTAC